CAGCGCCCGGAAGTGATGATAACAAAGACCGTGGGGTTGCATTCCGTTGGCACAACGGTAGTGCAGCTAAGATAGGTTTCTTTGGGTACGATGATAGCGCATCCAAGCTGACGTTTATACCAGACGCTAGTATATCTAGCGAGGTCACATCTGGTTCAGCCGGTAATGTTATCTTCGGTAATATCGAAGGCACAATCACTACGGCTGCGCAGAACAGCATCACTTCGGCTAGTTCACTGGCTACTGTTGGTACGGTAGGTACCGGAGTATGGCAAGGCACTAGAGTAGCTGCGGCATATGGGGGTACGAATATTGATACCTCCAGCAGTACGGGTGTAGCGAGAGTAGATAGCGGTACTTGGTCAGTAGGTGACGCATCACTCACGGCTGATGTAAGTGGTACATTGCCAGTAGCTAACGGTGGTACTAATGCTACCTCTTTAGCTGACAAAGCTGTGCTTATTACGCAGGATAGTGGCACAGATACAGTAGCTGCAGTAGCAATGGATGCAAGTGGAGAGCTATTGATAGGTGGAACAAGTGGTCCTGCAGTAGGAACACTAACTGCCGGTAGTGGTATGACAATAACTAATGGAGATGGGAGCATATCATTAGCAGCTGACACATGTGGTAGCTGTGCAACAGCAGGTTTCAGCGTAGCTATGGCGATTGCGTTATAATGGGTATAACATTAGGTTTAGCGAGTGAAGAAGAGCGTGACCGTAGGCGTGGAATATGCGAAGCGTGTGACCGCTACGCAGTAACTGGCGGTATTAGTTGGTGTAGAGAATGCAGATGCGCCATCAAAACTAAAACATCAATGCAATGGAGCGACTGTCCACTAAAGAAGTGGAACAAGTGAGGACATTATGGCACAAGACTTTGAAAGAGCAGTAGCATCCGACAGTAGTGGCGATGTAGCCATAGGTGATACTGCCAGAACAATTATGACAAGCAATAGCGATGATGCAATCGTGGGTATTCGCTTGGCTAACATTCACGCATCAGCAGCTATTACGGCAGATGTATATATTACATCAAGTGCTTCAGGTGGTAGTGCTGACAGCTATATTATAAAGAATGCTAACATCCCCTACGGTTCTAGCTTAGAACTGATAGATGGTGGAGCTAAGATAATATTGCAAAGTGGTGATGTATTGAAAGCTGTATGTAACACAGCCAATAGTCTCAACGTGTGGGTATCTTACGTTGACGCAATCAGCACATAGGAGGACTAATGGGATATATAGGTAATGCACCCGGTCAAAAAGACATAGCTGCTTATACTAATATAGGGGCAGCTCCAGCAGAAACAGATGAGTTGCTTATCTCTGATGCTGGTGTATTGAAAGCTATCACTGTCGATAAACTTCTTGACCCTGCTGGCTATACCAATATTGGTGCGCAACCTGCTGGTAGTGACGAACTCTTATTGTCAGATGCAGGCGTACTGAAAGCAGTTACAGTTGACAATCTTATTGCAGGAGCAGGTGGAGGTCTTGGCGCAGCCAGCACGTGGAGATTGACTACGGACTTTGATGGTGCTGCTGACCCAATAGCTTCTAACTTAGAGGTAGATGATACCTACGGCAGTGGTAGTTTGGGTTCAGCTATGACTCAAAGTAGTGGAGTATTTACTTTTCCTTCTACTGGCTATTGGCTAGTGGAAGCAGTATGCCAATACTATTATACTTCTGGATTGCAGTGGCATATCATTATGATAAAAACCACGACAGATGGTGGTAGTAACTGGGATACCGCTACTGATGGTAAGCATGGTCAGGATGGTAGTTCTAATTATTTTGCACAGGCACAGTCGGCTAAGATACTGGATGTCACAAACACCAGTAATGTCAAAGTTAAATTTAGTGTTACACATCAAGACACCAATGCAACCACAAAAGGTTCTACTTCGCAGAATATAACTTACTTTAACTTTCTTAAGTTAGGAGACACATAATGCCATACATAGGCGGCGACCCCAATAGGTCAGCTTTACCTGTAGAAACTGCTGACATTCTAGATGACCAGATTACTTTAGCAAAGCTGGCTGGTGGTACAGATGGAAACATCATCTCGTTTGATGCCAGTGGTAATCCAGTAGCTATCGCTACTGGTAGTGATGGAGAAGTGCTTACTTCCGCAGGAGCAGGAGCACCCCCAGCATTTGAAGCAGCAGCAGGTGGTGGCATTACCCATGCCAGCCAATGGCGATTGACCACAAACTTTGATGGCGATGCTGCGCCAATAGCAAGCAACCTAGAACAAGTGGATGCGCCTTCAGATGGACCGTTTGGTACACTCGGTGCTAGTATGTCGGAGAGTAGTGGTATCTTTACATTTCCAGCGACTGGTTTTTGGTACGTGAACTTTTTAGTTACGTATTATTACGACAGTACCTCTACATATACCGATGCGCAGATATTTGGCACAAATGACAATTCATCTTACGGTACACTAACATATGGCAGAAGCGGTGTATATGGGGGTTCAGGACAACAATATGCGAATATTTTTACAGACTATGTGGTTGATTGTCAAAACACTACTACCCATAAGGTTAGGTTTCATGTCAAGACTCAGGACGATAATGCAACAGTCAAAGGCAACACAGGCTATAACTATACGAGCATGACATTTATTAGATTAGGAGATACATAATGGACGATTTAGGCAGACCAGACCACATTGAAGATGTATTAGTAAAGCTCCACAAAGGGCAATGGTTCGGCTGGTCAGACAGCAAAGATAAAGTGTATGAGAATATTGTTATCCATGATGACCAGTACAGTATACCAAGCGAAGCTAGTTTGGAGGCAGATTTAGTACAGGCTCAAGATGACTTTGACTGGCTGGAGGTGCGTAGGAAACGTAATGCACTACTAATAGATAGTGACGCATATCTAATGCCTGACTATCCTATGGAAGACAAATCAGATTGGGAAGCATACCGACAATCACTCAGAGATATACCACAAGATTTTGATAATGCTGACGATGTGGAGTTCCCAGAGGAGCCAGCCTGATGAGAAGCTACAAGAAGAAAGGTAAGAAGAAAAAGAAGTGAACAAGCCTGCTATAAGTATGCTGGACTACGGTTTAGTAGTCGCTATATTGGCTATGCTATTATGGTGTGTATATAGTATTGTACAAATACGTAGGCTAAGTTTAGTAGCTGAGTACAACGAACAGCACTTATGCTTCCTCACCGATGCAATGTTTGGACCGGTTGAACAAGGTCGTCAGGGAGAATTGTGCGATATGTTACGTGAAGATATACATGAGACATGGCAGGATTGGCGCAAAGCAGGCAACGAGTAAGCGAGAAATACGAGATAGTAGTAGGTTGTGATGTCTGTGGATACACTATGAAAGCAAATATGTGTAGATTGAATTGTCCAAATTGTGGCTTTCAAATGGACTGCAGTGATACTACCATTCACTTTCCAGAGGCAAAACAGGTCAAACGAAATGGAACAGATAACACTGACTAACGCAGCTCATAAACATATTACTAATATGTTATCCGACCGTAAAATACCCGACCACGGTCTACGTGTATTTGTATCGGGTGGTGGATGCTCTGGTATGCAGTATGGTATGAAAATCGAAGCTGACGAACGAGAGCTAGACACTGTATTCAATCACGATGGAGTCAAAGTTTTTATAGACCCAACTTCGATGATGTATATGGATGGCTCTGAGATTGATTATAAGGACACTTTAATGGGTGGTGGCTTTAGTATTGACAACCCACAAGCAGTAGCTAGCTGCGGATGTGGACATTCATTTCGTACCACAACAAGTACAGGATGTGGAAGCGCAGGATGTGGGGCTTAGGCTGTGCCTAAACTAGAGATAACCAATGAGACTATCAACTTCATTAAACAGTGGGAGGGCTTTGCGCCAACTGCTTATTGGGACTATCACCAATGGTCAATTGGATATGGCACTATCAGTTATGAAGGACAAACTATCACTCAGGAAGCAGCTCACAAAGCTTTGGGTAGCAATCTCCGTAAGTACGCAAAGAACCTCGAGGCAGCACTCGAAATTCAACCCACTCCAAACCAAACTACAGCACTATTATCTGCATCTTATAACCTTGGCGTTACAGGCATTAAAGACATTCTCCGTTTATATAACAAAGGCAAGATACGAAAAGCCGCAAAAGAGCTCCTACGGTATGACCATGCAGGGGGTAAGAAGTTATCTGCGCTCACCCGAAGGCGCAAGGCAGAGGCTAAGCTGCTTTCATCCAGAGCATCCAGCATTCATCCTATGGTGGCTATCATGAGCAGAGGTCAGCCTAGAACACAATATAAACGCACATACCATTTGTTATCACCAGATAGCTCGATAGATGATTTTGTCTCAGTTGCACGCGAGGCTTATGAGGAGCGAGGCACTATTGGTTTTTCCTATGACGATGCTGGTATTGGCGATTTAGCAGAACGGGTAGTAATACTACATGGCAACCATCCACCAGACATAGAGGATTGGTTTGAGGAGCATTATCAAGGAATTAAGGTAGTAAATGACACAATCGTAGCTCCCAAGCCACCTGAGCCTCCTACGGGGCAAACAAAGGCACTTGTGGGGCTTCATGGCAGTGCAGATGGGAGCTGGGGCAATCCTATATTGCCCGAAACAACAGAAATGATTAAAGAGGGCAAAATCGAAGCATACAAGGGTTTGTCAAACGAGAGTGCTGATACGGTAAAGGTACTCAAAGACATCAACCCTGATATGTTTATACTAATTAGATTGTTTGCTAAAGTAAATAAACACTTCCGTCGTCCACAACAGTTTGTCAACCTTATAGCAGAAGACGCACTGAAGTGGTACAAGGCGGGAGTTAGGCACTTTGAGGTACATAACGAGCCTAACTTAAAGATAGATGAGTCCGCCGAAGGGATGTGGGATGTCTGGAAAGACGGAGCAGAGTTTAGTTTATGGTTCTTATCGGTAGTAGCAAAGCTAAGACAGCTAATGCCAGATGCAAAGTTTGGTTATCCGGGCCTATCGCCGGGCTTCAGTATGGCTGGTGTGCGCTACGACCCTATCCGCTTTTTCAACGAAAGCTGGACAGCGGTGGACGAAGCGGACTTTATCTGCGCCCATTGTTATTGGGTGACAAGAGACCAGATTTATTCAGACGACCACGGGCAATGGTATAAGCGGTATCACAACAAGAACAAACCTATTATGATTACCGAGTTTTCTAACCCATCACCCGAGGTACCTAAGCACGAAAAAGGCTTGCAATATGTAGAGTATTATGCTAGTCTACATAATGTACATTCGGCGTATTCTTTTATAAGTACCTCCAGTAGTGGCTTCAAACACGAGACATGGCATGGCTCGGACATTGCAACATTAGTTGGACAGAGAAATGGACGTTAAAGTTGAGAGTATATTAGATAGAATACGTGACCACATTAAGGTACTTAATCACTCTAGCGAACGCATGGCTAGGACGTTAGACGGACTAGAGGATGAATTTAAGGAATTATCACAACGCATGGCATCAATGGAGGCACATTTAGCATGGTTAATGAAACTGATATGGATGGTAGTAGGTGGAATTGTGATGATTGTATTCAAAGTATTTTCGGAAGTCTAATCTCTACATAAATAAATGGTAGCTATACCTACATTAGAACAGTCTGTTTCGGCAGGCTGTTATTACACGCGTCTAGACTACACAGCACAGTGGGAACAATACTTTCTACTGATTAGTGATATACATTTTGATGCTAAAGGCTGTAATAGAAAACTAATCCGTAAACATTTGGAACAAGCTAGGGTGCGTAACGCACCTGTTTTTATATTCGGTGACTTGCTAGACTTAATGGGCGGTAAGTTTGACCCTCGTAGTGCCAAGCATGAGCTA